AAGTGGATCGGCATGGAAGGTGAAGCGAAAGCGGAAGCACCGGCCCGTCGTCGTCGCGCTATTACCGAGTAAGGTTTCGGGGGCGCTGTTAAGCCCGCGTTCGAGGATGTCTATGCAGGGGTTTTTTTGGCTTTCCACCCTGCTTTGAAGTAACGACCAAATCGAGGCGCCCCCACCTACTATGAAGCACGTTATTGGACTGAGCGGTGGCAAAGATTCCACCGCACTCGCCCTGCGTTTGATGGAAGTCGAGCCGCGCGAGTACGAACTGATCTGCAACGCCACCGGCAATGAACTTCCAGAGATGGTCGCGCATTGGGAGAAACTGGAACGCCTGCTGGGCCTGCCGATCAAGAAGGTAGGCCACACGACCGACCTGTACGGGTTGATCGACCAAATGCAGATGCTGCCCAACTTTCGCGCCAGATGGTGTACGCGCGTCTTGAAGATTGAGCCGACGATCAAGTATTTTGAATCGCTGCCTGATGGGTCGGTGCTGTATGTGGGGTTGCGCGCTGACGAAGAGGCGCGGCGCGGTATCTACGGCGAAGACATGAAGATCAGGTTCCCCATGCGAGAGTGGGGGTGGAACGAGGCGGATGTTTGGAAGTACCTGGCCTTGCGCGATGTAACCATCCCTAAGCGCACCGACTGCGCCGTGTGCCCATATCAGCGGCTGGGTGAATGGCGCGACCTCTGGCGCGATTACCCAGAAGAGTACGCGCGTGGCGTGGCAGTTGAAGAGAAACTCGGTCACACGTTTCGATCCCCGCAGCGCGACAACTGGCCTGCTTCACTCAAAGAACTGGCGGTAGAATTTGAAAGCGGGCGCAAGATTCGCGGCGACGGTAACGCCCCAACGTGCCGGGTTTGCTCTTTATGATCCTTTGGGTCGATTTTGAAACGAAAAGCGCCTGCGACCTAAAAACCGCAGGCGTTTACAACTACGCTCAGGACGCCAGCACCGAGGTGCTGTGTATGTCCTACGCTTTTGACGATGAACCTGTACAGACTTGGGTGCCTTTCTGTACAGATGATGATGGATGTGTACAGAAAAACCCGTTTCCTGTACAGGTCGCCAATTTCACCGGCGAGATCAGGGCGCATAACGCGGCCTTCGAGCGGTTGATCTTCTGGTACGTCCTCCAGATCGAGTTCAAGTTAGAGCAGTTCTACTGCACCGCCACGCAGGCGCGCGCCAACTGTGCGCCTGGCTCGCTTGAGGACGTGGGCCGGTTCTTTGGCGCGTCGATGCGGAAAGACCATCGCGGCGCGCATCTGGTGCGGCAATGCTGCATCCCGCCGTATAACACCACTTTGCTGCCGGAACTGTATGCCTATTGCGAGCAGGACGTTCGGGCGATGCGCGCCATAAGCACCGGACTGCGCCAGTTGACCGCCGACGAACTGCTCGACTATCACGTCAACGAGCGTATCAACGACCGTGGTGTGCTGGTCGATGTGCCGTTGGCCCGTGGGGCTGTGCAGTACGCCGCGCAAGAGGTCAAGGACATCCAACAGATCGTCGTCGAGGTGACGGGCGGCGCTGTGCCGACCGTGCGCTCGCCCAAGATGCGCGACTGGGTGTACGACCGGCTAGACGAAGAAGGCCAGCGCCTGATGATGGTCGAGGGCAAGAAGTCCATCGACAAGACCGTGCGCGCCAACTTGCTCAACACCGACCTTGACTCGGATGTGCGCGAGGTCATCCAGTCAGCAGATGATCTCTGGGCGTCGTCGGTGGCGAAGTTTCAGCGGATGGCCGACCTAGCCGACGTTGAGGATCACCGCGTGCGCGGCGCGTTCGTCTTCGCTGGCGGCAGCGCCACCGGCAGGGCGTCGTCGTATGGTCTGCAAGTCCACAACTTCGGGCGCAAGTGCCACAAAGACCCCGAGGCTGTACGCGCGGCCATTGTCGCTGGTCAGTCTGTCGTCCCTCAGTTTGGCGTTCGCACTACTGACGTTCTCAAGACCATGCTGCGGCCCGCCATGCGCGGGCCTTTTACTGTGGCCGATTGGGCAGCCGTCGAGGCGCGGCTGACGCCGTGGCTATCCACCGAGGGCGACGAGGTGCTGGACGTGTTCCGCGCGGGCGGCGACATCTACGTCAATGAGGCGCAGAAGATGTTCAACGTGCGCGACGTAACGCCTGAGCAGCGCCAGATTGGGAAGGTCGCCATTCTCGCCTGCGGCTTCGGCGGCGGTCACAACGCCTTTGCGGCGATGGGCCGCACCTATAACGTCAAGATGTCCGAGGCCGAGGCGCGCCAGACAGTCGAGGCGTGGCGCAGAGCGAACCCTTGGGCTGTCAGGTACTGGTCAGACCTAGAGTGGGCCTACAACGCGGCGATGCGGAATCCCGGCGAACACATCAAAGTCGCCCGGGTGACGTACTGCTTCAATGGTCAGCACCTATGGTACGCGCTGCCTTCGGGGCGTATCCTCTGCTACCCGTTCGCCCGCATCGAGGAGGACGGCATCACTTACGCAAAGGCCGCGTGGAAGCCCGCCCAAGATGCAAAAGAATGGCCCCGCGCCCGACTCTGGAAGGGTCTGGCCTGCGAGAACATCACCCAAGCGGTCGCCAACGACCTGCTGCGCTACGCGCTGCGTCAGGTGCCAAACGTTGTTTTACACGTGCATGACGAAATTGTCGTCGAGGGCGCTTGCCCTGATCTGGAACGGATTATGTGTACCCCGCCCGCGTGGGCGGCGGATTTGCCGTTAAAGGCCGAGGTCAAAACAATGGAAAGATACGGAAAATGATTGACTACCTATGCTCCCTTGCCGCCGAGGGCGAGACTTTTTTGATCGTCAAGCAAAAGCAAAAGGGCGAACGGTTTACCTACCCCGCGTTCCTGCCGTCGCGTTATGTCGCTGGCGGCGCTTGGTACGGCAACACCGGCTCGTACATCATCGACCGCTTCCGCGACGGTCATGTGTCCGCGTCGAGCGCCAACATCGAGCACGTGCTGGTCATGGTGCTGGACGACATAGGCACCAAGAGCAAGACCCCGCCATTGCCCCCGACTTGGATCATGGAGACAAGCGAGGGTAACTACCAATGGGGCTACACGTTTAGCGATCAGCCCACAAAACATGAATTTGCCGCCGCGATCATCGCCATCGCCGCTGCTGGTTACACAGATCCAGGCGCCATCAACCCCGTTCGCAACTTCCGCATCCCCGGCTCGCTGAACCACAAAAACGGTTTTGCCTCGCGCTTGGTCGAGATGCACAAGGACCGCGAGTACACGCTGGCCGAGATCTGCGCCGCCCTCGAAGTAACGCCTGCCGAGGCCAACAGCGGCAGCGTGGTGGGCGTGACTGTAGACGCCGGGGCCGACGATGTGGTCGAGTGGCTGTCAGGCAGGGGCGAGGTGCTGGAGCGCGGGAATTCGTCTGGATGGTGGGGCGTCAAGTGCCCCAACAGCGCCGAACACAGCGACGACCAGATCGGCGCGCGTTACCTGCCCGCCACCCGCGCCTTCGCCTGCTTCCACGGCCATTGTCTCGACTGGGACAGCGTGGCGTTCTTGCGCTGGGTGGCCGACTCGGGCGGGCCGCAGCGCACGCACGGCTTCCGATCCGAACTGATGGCGACGATGATGCAGGTAGTGTCCGCGAAGCTAAACCCGTCCCCTGAATACCCCGACCGCGCCGCCGAGATCATCGCCTCGGTCGAGCAGCGCGAGCTAGGCCGCATGGAGAAGGCCGACTGGTGGGCCAAGTGGGCGTATGTGCAGGACGACGAGTCATTTTTCAGCATTGAAGACCGCCGTCTTATCTCCCGCGCGACCTTCAACGCCATTTACCGTCACATCTCCTGCGTCTCGATCCACGGCGCAAAGCCCCGCCGTGTCGAGGCGTCTATCTGCTATGACGAGAACCGCCAAGCCAATGGAGCGCACAGCCTGACCGGCGTCACCTACGCTGCCGGATCATCCATGCTGGTCACCCGTGAGGGTCTGGTCTACGGCAACCGCTGGCGCGATCAGCGCCCGACGCCTATCGCTGGTGACGTTGGCCCTTGGTTGCGTCATGTTGAGCGCATGATCCCCGACGCCGACGAGCGCGCGCACTTCCTAAGCGTGTTGGCGCATAAAGTACAGTACCCAAGCATTAAGATCAATCATGCGATCCTGCTAGGTGGCAACCACGGCTCCGGCAAAGACACCCTGATGGCCCCGTTTTTCTGGGCAATCGGTGGTGCCACTAAGTCAAACTGTTCCCTAGTCAAGAATGACGAACTAACTTCTCAATGGGGTTACGCACTCGAGTGCGAAGTCATGGAAATAGCCGAATTGCGCCAGTCTCAGGCGCAGGACCGCCGCGCGCTTGAGAACACCCTTAAGCCCCTGATCGCCGCGCCCCCCGAGTTGCTGCCGGTCAATCGCAAGGGGCTGCACCCGTACTTGGCGCTCAATCGAATTCTGGTTGTTGCGTTCACGAACGAACGCGGGGCGATCTCGCTACCTAGTGAGGACCGCCGTTGGTTTGTCCTGTGGTGCGACGCCGACCGCCTCTCCGAGGCCGACGCCACGTCCCTTTGGACGTGGTACACGCGCCGAGACGGTTTTGCCATCGTTGCGCATTACTTGGCTACCCTTGACGTGTCGGCGTGGTGCCCGACTGCGCCGCCTCCGATGACAGAGGCTAAGATGATTTTGATTGACGCCGCCATGTCGCCCGCCGAGGCCGTGCTGGTGGCCACCATTAAGGGCCGCGTCGGTGACTTCCGCGACGGGGTCATCTGCGGGCCATTTCACGCGATCCTAGATCGAGTGCATTATCCCGCGCACGTCAAGACACCCCCACAAGCCGCGTTGTTTCACGCGCTAAAAGAGGCTGGCTGGGTTGATATGGGGCGTCTACATTCGCGCGATCACAACACCAAAAAGCATATCTTCCGCGCGCCTGAGTTGGCGGGGATGCAGAAAAGCGACCTGCGCGCGATGGTCGAAAAAAAGCCCGCTGTCGCGGGCTAAAGGTCAAGGAGAATCGCCAGTATAGCGGCGATGATCGCGGCCAAAATCAGCATGGTTCCTCGCTCACGATAGGCTCGCGCGGGTCGTAGTGTGTCGTTGGCCGATCATTGAGCGGCGCCCAGCGTTTCATTTCGCTAGTACCGAAAATTTTGTGATTCATTGTCTCAAACTGGCAAACATAATCATAAGTGCTGGCGGCGCTCTCAGGGTACTGGCGCGTCATGTTCAAATGCGGCTTGTCGAGCCTAAACTTGCGGCCCTTACCCTTAACTTTAATGTTGGAGCATAGCGTGCGCACGTTTTCGGCGTTCTCCGGGCGCAGAATGAAATCGGTGCCATCAATATGTAGTGTGATCATTTGCTTATCTCCATAGTCAGTGTGACGATAGCGCGGGTTTGATAGACCGGTGTCGAGCCGCGCACCGTGCGGCCGGCGCACATGTTTTTCCTGTCGCTGATTTTTACTTGGTAAGTGTTCAAGGGGTCATCACAAAAATAAAGTAATAAAAAAGAGGTGCGCCGATGATGGCTGCGGCCAGGATGGCTTGCAGTAAAAATTTAAGCACGGTGATATCCCTTGCGAAGATGAGCCACCGCCGCCGCGTCCTGCGCTGCACTCAGGTAGAGCGCCTCGGACCCCACCCAGCCGTTGACGCATGACACGGCCGTGAGCCACCAGCCGCCGCGGGTGCGGGTGAGCGTGGCGCGGGTCAACTCGCGGCTGTACTTATAAGCGTTGGGCACGCGGCCCCCGCTCACACAATGCACCACAGCGCCCGCGCGCTGCGCGGGGGTCAAACCCAGCGCGGCCATTTGCGCTTCCGCGCGGTCAGCCACCATGTTGAGGCCAAGCGCGGTGTAGGTGTGCGCTTTTGCGTTGTCATTGACGTCCGCCAGCGCGGCGGCGCACTTTTCAATTTTAATCTTCATTTTTTGCCTCTGTAGTGACGATCATTCAAATTTTTCGCAGCGTTCGTTTGATCGCCAAAAAAGCCCACTCTGAGCGGGCTGGATCCGGTCAGTAATGCACGCCGACGCGCTGTACAAACCCGCTATCGTCATGCCGAGCCTTACCCTTAGCGTATAGCGCAACAATAACGCCGCTCGGCTCAATATGCCGCACGTCGGTGTTGTCCCCATCAATAACGGGCCAGCCGCGAAATGTCGTTGGAATGTCTTCGCGTCGGTGAAAGACAACAGCCACCCGCGCGCCAGGCTGGCTCACACCCTTTAGCGTGATCTTTTCTGGCGTGACGCCGGAAAACGAGTACGTTAGATCATAGTTTTTAATCTTCGCCGTGTTTCGTTTTGGATGCTTTGTATAATCATAAAATTGAACGTCCGGGAACATCTCGAAAATTGTCTGGCCGGTGAACAATAGGATGTTTTCGTACAAAATATCAGACGTGCCATTAAGCCGGACCAGCGGAATCAAACCCAGTTTAACCGCGCGTCGCTGCAGCGTCCAGATATCGGCGGCTAGTGCGCGCATAAATGAGTCGATGTCAGCGTGAAAAAAATCCGTCTTAGCCTGTCGGGCACGCTGTACTTTATGCTGCGCGCCCCGGCCGGCTGTCGATAAACAAGGTTTAAGACATCCAGCAACGGCCGAGTATGCGCAGACGCGGATTGACGGCACCAGATAAACAATGCCGGTCAAAAAGCCAATTTTTTCGCCCTTGATTGTTTTGGCGGACGTTTGCCCTAGGATGGGGCGATACGTTTGTGTTTTGTATGGATTGTTCATTTTTTGCCTTTTAGCGCGTAACAATAATGGCCATCGGCGAGCCCGAGTACCGCAACTGGACGCTATAGCGCCCAAACCCGTCCCTGCGGACGTTATATCGCTTGCGGCCCATGTTGCCGCGCGCGTTGCGGCACGATCGCAGGTAGTGCGCGATCCATGTGCGCGATTCGGCGGACGCAAATTGGGGCTCGTCGGCGAAGTAAAACAATCCGGCGGTTTTCATTTCGGGTCTTTCGTTGATTGGAGGACTAGACTGTACATGATTGTTTTACAGATGTCAACGATTATTTTTGTGGGTCATGTGTGGGTCGTGTGTGGGCGCGGTGTGGGCATCGGTTTTTGATGGTCTACGCCACGTGTGGGTCATTGTGGTCATGTGTTTTTAAGTTTATGTTGTTGAATTGTGTATATAGGAGATATGAGCATCGGCGCAGCGTACGCTGCGCGTAGCCGCAGACTTGGAAAAGCATGACCACAATGACCCACACGCTAACTTGTTGATTTAATAGGGTTTTTTGGCATTTAGCCCGACCCACACGTGACCCACGCAAATGACCCACACTTTCGCGCCAAGCGACAAAACCATTTATCGAGTTGCGTGGGCATGACCACAATGACCCACACAATCGGCAACGCGAGTTGCGTGGGCATGACCACAATGACCCACACCGCATGCTGGCGGGCTGCGCGCCTGGCGGCATATTGGCCGCGTGGGCATGGCACACGGCCGGATGCTGGCGGCAAAGCGAGCCGCGTGGGCGTGGCACACATGGCACACGGTTTTCAGAATTTGAAGGGGGGGCAGGGCCGACACAAATCGTCCGCGGCTACGGAGCGTCCGCAGACAAAATTTTTTTGGTATAGTTCTGCCATGTTTCAAAGTCTTCCTTACGAACCCCGCCGGATACAGGCAACTGAGGCGCGTCTTGAGCGGATATACGCCGCAGCCAAGCGTGGTCTGAAGGGCGAATCGCTGGCAATATCAGCAGGTATGCTTCCCGCTGAGTTCAATCAGATTGCTCAACTTGACCCGCTGGTTAACTTGGCCGCGCAAAAAGGCCGCGCCGACGCCGAGCAAGAACTGTCCGAGGTGCTGCACACGGCGGCGCTGTCAGGCGACGCTAAGATGGCGCTAGAGATACTCAAGCATCAGCATGGGTGGGTCGCCAAGCAACAGATCGAAGTGGATCAGCGCATCAGCATTACGGCTGCGTTGGCGATGGCACAACAAAGGGTAACGGATGCAAACGACGATCTATTCAGCGGCGGACGAACAGGCTTTAATGGCGAGGTTGTGGACGCCCGCGTTATCGAATGATCCTCTAGCGTTCGTGATGTTCGTGTTCCCGTGGGGTCAAGCGGGCACACCACTAGAACACTTCAGCGGCCCGCGTAAATGGCAACGCGAAGTCCTCGCCGCCCTGCGAGAACACATCAAGCAAAACGGCGGCAAAGTTGATTTTGACACCCTTAGATTAGCGGTGGCGTCGGGGCGGGGTATCGGCAAGTCGGCCCTAGTCAGTTGGCTGACTATATGGATGCTGTCCACGCGGATCGGCTCGACGACCATCATCTCGGCCAACTCAGAGTCTCAGTTGCGGTCGGTCACATGGGCCGAGATCACCAAATGGCTGGCGATGTCGCTCAACAGCCACTGGTTCGAGGTCAGCGCCACCCGACTGATGCCCGCCAAGTGGCTGACTGAACTGGTCGAGCGTGACCTAAAGAAAGGCACGCGGTACTGGGGCGTCGAGGGGCGACTGTGGTCGGCTGAGAATCCTGACGCCTACGCGGGCGTTCACAACTACGACGGCGTGATGGTGGTGTTCGATGAAGCCAGCGGTATTGACGACGCTATCTGGTCGGTGACGGGCGGCTTCTTTACTGAGAACACGCCGAACAGGTTCTGGCTGGCGTTTAGTAACCCACGGCGCAACACGGGGTACTTCTACGAAGCCTTTAACAGCAAGCGGGACTTCTGGCTAGGCAAACAAGTAGACGCGCGCACGGTTGAGGGTACGGACAAGCAGGTCTATGAACAGATCATCGCTGAGTACGGGTCGGACTCGTACCAGGCGCACGTTGAGGTGTACGGGTCATTCCCTAACGCCAGCGACGACCAGTTCATTGGGGCTAGCCTGGTGGACGAAGCGATGGCCAGGGAAAAGTATAAAGATGCCTCGGCGCCAATCATCGTCGGCGTCGATCCGGCCCGCTTTGGCGCTGACTCGACGGTGATCGCCATCAGGCAAGGACGCGACATCGTGACGATCAAGCGGTACAAGGGCGACGATACGATGACGGTGGTCGGTCATGTGATCGAGGTCATTGAGGAATACAAGCCTGCGCTAGTGGTCATTGACGAAGGCGGGCTAGGCGCTGGCATCGTGGACAGGCTAAAGGAGCAGCGGTACAAGATCAAGGGTATCAACTTCGGCAACAAGTCGAAAAACCCGATCATGTACGGCAATATGCGAGCGCAGATGTGGGGTGAAATGCGGGAGTGGCTTAAATCGGCCAGCATACCCAAGGACAAGTTCTTGAAAACTGACCTTATTTCGCCTATGATGAAACCGGACTCACGGGGTACAATCTTTCTTGAAAGCAAGAAAGAGATGAAATCTCGCGGACTTGCCTCGCCAGACGCGGCAGATGCGCTGGCCGTGACGTTTGCTTTCCCTGTGGCTCATCGTGAGTACAATGAGCCTACTCGCCGCTCATCATACCAAAACGGCGGCGTCTTAACTTCTTGGATGGGTTCATAAAATGGGTAATACCAAATCTCTCGGCATCGCTTACCCTACTCAACGGGCATCGGCCCCAAAGAAAAAGTAAATGGCATACAACGGCGATGTGAAGTCCGCTGGCGTAGTGGCCAGCGGCGACACCAAGAAGGACACTCTTGATGTGATGCGTAGCCGTTTCACTATGGCGATCTCAGCCTATGGTGAATCCCGCGAAGACGAATTGGACGACCTGCGGTTCCTCGCAGCCAGCCCAGACAACCAATGGCAATGGCCTGCGGACGTTCTGGCGACTCGGGGGTCGATCCAAGGGCAGACGATCAACGCACGACCGTGCCTGACCATCAACAAACTGCCACAACACGTTAAGCAGGTCACCAACGACCAGCGCCAGAACCGGCCAGCAGGCAAAGTCATCCCCGCCGACTCGGAAGGCGACGTAGAGGTTGCGGAAATCTTCGAGGGCATCGTCAGGCACATCGAATACATCAGCGATGCTGACGTAGCCTACGACACCGCCTGCGACAACCAAGTGACCTACGGTGAGGGGTACATTCGACTGGCTACGGAGTACTGCCGTGAGGACAGTTTTGACCAAGACATCAGGATTTGTCGGGTTCGGAACTCGTTTTCGGTCTACATGGATCCAACGATTCAAGACCCATGCGGAGCAGACGCCGAATGGTGTTTTATCACCGAAGACTTGACAAAAGACGAATACCATCGCCAGTTTCCAGATGCTTTGCCGATTTCTACGCTTATGGCGCGGGGTATTGGAGACCAATCGCTGTCGCAATGGATCAGCGAAGACACAATCCGCATCGCGGAGTACTTTTACGTCGAACACAAGGCGCAGACGCTGAACCTGTACCACGGCAACGTGTCGGCGTTGGAAAATACTCCAGAAGACAAGCAAATGAAGGCAATGGGCATGGTTCCCATTAAAACCCGGCAGGCCGACACCAAGGTAATCAAGTGGTGCAAGACCAACGGCGCTGAGTTTATGGAAGAAAAAGAGTGGGCGGGCAAGTGGATTCCGGTCGTTCGGGTAGTTGGCAACGAATTTGAAGTTGATGGTCGTTTGTATGTGAGCGGTTTGGTGCGAAACGCCAAGGACGCGCAACGGATGTACAACTATTGGGTCAGCCAAGAAGCAGAAATGCTCGCTTTGGCCCCAAAAGCACCTTTCATTGGCTACGGTGGTCAATTTGAGGGGTACGAAAACCAATGGAAAACCGCGAACACCACGAACTGGCCGTATCTGGAGGTAAATCCAGACGTTACGGACGGTCAGGGCGGTGTTATGCCGCTTCCGCAACGTGCCCAGCCGCCTATGGCTTCGTCTGGGTTGTTGCAGGCCAAGGCAGGCGCTTCCGACGACATCAAGTCAACCACAGGCCAGTACGATTCAAGCCTCGGCGCCACAAGCAACGAGCGTTCGGGCAAGGCTATTCTGGCGCGGGAGAAACAAGGCGATACGGGGACGTACCACTTTGTTGACAACTTGGCGCGTGCCATTCGGTACGTCACCCGTCAAGTAGTCGATCTGATCCCCAAAATCTATGATACCGAGCGTGTCGCTCGCATCATTGGTGTGGACGGTGAGACTAGCATGGCTAAGATCAACCCGAACCAGCCAGAGCCGGTCAAAAAGATCGTTAACCAAGACGGTATCGTGATCGAAAAAATCTACAACCCAAGCGTGGGTATGTACGATGTGTGCGTCACGACCGGCCCGTCATACGCTACCAAGCGCCAAGAGTCGCTGGATGCCATGAGCCAGTTGTTGCAGGGCAACCCGCAACTGTGGGCGGTGGCAGGCGACCTGTTTATCAAGAACATGGACTGGCCTGGTGCTCAAGAAATGTCCAAGCGGTTTGCCAAAACGATTGACCCAAAACTGTTGGACGACAGCGAAGAAAATCCAGCACTTGCAGCAGCGCAGCAACAGATCGAGGCGATGGGCAAGGAAATGGAGCAGATGCACAATGCCTTGATGAGCGTGCAGGATCACATTGAATCCAAGACTATCAAGGTCAAGGAATTTGAGGCGCAGGTCAAGGCGTTTGACGCCGAAACCAAGCGCCTAACGGCTGTGCAGGCGTCCATGTCGCCAGAGCAGATTCAAGACATTGTGATGGGCACCGTTCACGGCATGATTACCAGCGGCGACTTGATCGGAGAGATGCCGGGTCAGGATGTTGATATGGGTGCTGAGATGCCGCAGGAAGGCATGGAACAGCAACCACAAGAAATGCAACCCCAGCCTGAGATGCAAGGAGCGCCACAATGACCGCCGCACAATTCGTTGGCCTGCTATTTCTCGGGCGAGATGTAGCGCACAGCGTACACCTCAACACTCGCAGTTTCAGCAAGCACATGGCGCTCAATACGTTTTATGGTGAGATCGTGGGGCTGGCCGATTCGTTTGCCGAGGCTTATCAGGGCAGGCATGGTCTGATCGGGCAAATTGCTGTTCCTGCCAACAAGAAAGCAGCGAACATCGTCGAGTTTTTGCAGTCTCAACTCGATGAAATCGAGGCTGTTCGGTATGATGTCGTGGACAAGAAAGACACCGCGATCCACAATCTGATTGACGAAATTGTGGCGCTGTACCTGTCTACGTTGTATAAACTTCGTTTTTTGGCGTAAAACATTATGGCAATCACACTTGCAACCACCCTGCGTAATAACCGCGCAGACCAGATCACCACCTTTGCCGGTACAAGCGCCAAACTGCGGATTTACACCGCAGCCTACGCTACTGCGCTGGTGGACTGTATTTGTAGCGCGTCTGCGTTTGCTGCTGCGGCATCTGGCGGCGTCTTGACGCTAAACGCCATTTCCGTAGGCACGGCTACCGCAGCAGGTACGGCGGCTATTGCCCGTATCTACAAGTCGGACGGCACGACGATGGTGATCGAAGGTCTGACGGTTGGTGTGTCGGGTAGCAACATCAACATCACTAATACGACTATTGCTATCAGCGATACCGTAACTGTTACGTCTGCCACGATTACTGAAGGCAATCCTTAAATTAGGGTAAGACAATGACTCTGTACCATGCGTATAACCAAACGGTGGGCGATGGTACGGCAACATCCGTTGTTCGGCCTAGCGACTGGAACAGCGGGCACAATCAATTTGTGACTCTTGCGGGGAATACCGCTGGTGCATCTACGATCAGCGGTACGAACATCGTCTATCAGGGTGGCAATAATGTCACCCTGAGCGGGACGGGCGGCACCATCATTATTAGTGGTGCCAATACCGCTGCTGGGTACACGGGGCTGACCTATAACAATAGGCAACTGGGTGCGTCAGGCACAACCAGTGGACAAAACTCTGTGTGGCTATGCCCAATGCGGCTTGCGAATGCAGTTTCGGTGTCTACGCTTTTGCAAATGGTCAGCATTGCCGGTTCTTCTTCCTCGAACACTGGATCAGTTGGTATCACATACCGGCTTGCGCTGTATCAAAATACAGCAACCAGCAATGCAAGTCGAATGGATCAAATCTGGTCTACTTCGATGGGCATTACTGGGTACATGAGCAGCAGCAACAGCGCAGCGTTCAGTTTTGATGGCGGTGTGTCTGGGCAAATCCTTAGTACCGCAAGCAATAACTCTGCTATTTTGAGTCAAGTAAGCGGTGTGCGACAAATTACCTTTTTGCTGAATACTGTTTTTGATACTGGTCTGTACGCTTTTGGATACGTCATATCCACATCTTCTGTTGGCAACAGCGCGGCGATTCGGTCATTTGCGCCTGTTATTGACAACCCAATGGCGCTTGGTCTGGGCGCTGGATTTGGCGGCGCTACAAACAATTCCATTGGCTATGTAGATGCTGGGACATACAGCGTGACTTCCAACAATATGCCAACATCATTCTTGTTGCAAGACATTAGGCAAACGGCAAACGTCGTGCCTTACGTCAAGATGGGCGCAATCTGATGGGCTTAATCCAGCCGCAGATCATTTCTTCGTATGACGGTGGAAAGCACAGTGCCGATCTAGATGAAACCATTTCTAGGTTGACGGCTGACAAGTCCTACAAAGACCTGTCGTGCATCCAGATTGTGCCGTGCTTCGGCCAGATTCCAACCAAGGCGGTGGCGTCTTGGATGAATTTGTATGCACCACCCAATGCAAAGTTCACAAGACTTTGGGCTGTTGGTATGGAGGTTGGCAAGGCGTTTAGTTCCGCTATTGAGAGCATTCTTGCCCACCCAGATATGTCGAAGTGGAAGTACATCATCACGCTTGAGCATGACAACATCCCGCCGCCAGATGGGATTGTTAAATTGCTGGCTCAGATGGAAGCCAACCCAGAGTATGCCTGTATCGGTGGCCTGTACTTCACCCAAGGGCCGGGAGGCTGCGCTCAAATCTGGGGCGATGTAACTGACCCAGTAACCAATTTCCGACCTCAAAAGCCTGACCCCAATGGTGGGTTGGTGGAGTGCTGCGGCACGGGCATGGGGTTTAATGTCTGGCGTCTTGATATGTTTAAGGATGAGCGGCTGCGTAAACCTTGGTTTGTTACGCAAACCGAGCAGGGCGTTGCCACTCAAGACCTATACTTCTGGGGCGATGCTAGGAAGTACGGCTACAGGTGCGCGATTGATTGCTCTGTCAAGGTTGGTCACTACGATCTTGATGGCAAGCGCGGCGGTATTGCAGACTATGTGTGGTGACTATGAAAATTGATCTCGGATGTGGCCCCCGTAAAAAAGAAGGCTTCCTTGGCGTCGATCAGTACGCTATGGAGAATGTTGACGTTGTGCTGGACATTGGCACAGCAGTTTGGCCTTGGGAAGATGGTACGGTTGAGGAGATTTACGCCAGCCACTTCCTTGAGCATATGACTGCTCGCCAGCGTGTCCATGTGATGAACGAAGCGTTCCGTGTGATGAAGGACGGGGCCACAATGACGGTGATTACGCCGCATTGGGCATCTAACCGCGCCTATGGTGACTTCACTCACCAATGGCCTCCGGTTGCGGAGATGTTCTATTACTATCTCAAGCAAGAGTGGAGAGCAACCAATGCGTCCCATACCGACGTAAAATGGAACCCAGAAGGGTATTCCTGCAACTTCGATGCGACATGGGGTTACTCCTTTACGCCAGAGTTGTCGGCTCGTCATCCAGATCATGTGCAGTTCGCGCTTCAGAACTATAAAGAAGCCGCCCAAGACTTGTACGCAACGCTTACCAAGCCAGTCAAAGTGGTGGACTAATCATGGCTATTAAAGATGAAATCAGCAATGACCCAATGGGGCTTGGCTATGCAACATGGTTGCCTGATTCTCCGGGCACCGTTTGCGATCTATTAAACGCCAAAAACTACGCGCTACCACAGTCAATGTTTGTCCGCGAGATTGAGATTATTGGGCTACATCCTGGTGGGCCAGTAGCCGGGGACGATGTGCTCGCCAAGTTGGAGGATTTTAGCCTGACCTCGCACCCGCTGGCGCGGATTGTTGTTCGTGCGCTCAATGCGTTGCGACAGACTGAAGGGCTTGATCTTGGGACTGATGCCGTGCAGTCGATGCTGACGTTGCTTGTGCCCGACGCATTAACCGCTGCTGAGTCTGACGCGCTCAAATCCATTGCCAGCCAACCAGCCAGCCGCGCAGAGGTGTTGGGGGTTGGGGTGGTGACTATTGAACAAGTGATTGGGGCACTCTAATGGCTATCCAGTACGGAACCTCAACTGCAATCACTATTACGGCGGCGTCACTTGCATCAGCGGCCAACCGTTCCTCGGCTGCGGTTACATCAGGCACGACCAACAACACCAACGACTACCTCATCACGGTCAACTGCCTGACGACAGCCACCGCTCCTACCGGCAATAAGCAGATCATCGTGTACGGGTACATGAGCGAGGATGGAACCAACTACCTCGGTAACTCGACCACTACTGATAACGTGGATGGTACGGACAAGGCCTTGACTGCTATCGGTTCACCAACGAATCTGTTTTTCATGGGCACGTTGCAATTGAACCAAGGTGCCGTAGCAGTAACCTCTAGACAAGTTTTTAGCGTTGCCACGACGTTTGGTGCTGTTCCACCGAAATGGGGTATTGTTCTCTATAACGATGCAGGTACGGCGCTTGGGGCGACTGTTACCGCTACCTACCGCGAAATCTACTACACCTAAAGCGTAGAGCCGTGGCTACTAAGAAAGTACGGGCTTCGGCAAAGCGGACTACACAGCCGCAATACCCATCCAGACTAAACTTAACTAATGCGCTTGCAAAGAGCATAGTTGGTTATTGGACGCCCGCCGTAAGAGCAGACGTTACAGCAAGAAACGACCCCCAACAAATAGTTGGTAAGCAAGGCAAAGGTTTAATCTTTGTAAAGGCATCAACACAGTCAGTTACTGTTCCGCTGAGTACGCCCATTATTCTTACGAATACTGGAGCATCAATACTAACAATATGTTTTACAACCAATAGCGCAATCAAAGGATCATTTGTTGCGATTGGAAATAACTCAAATTATTTTAGTGCTTTACTTAGAGGCGATAACGGGTTTGGTGTTACCTCCGCAACTTGGGATGGAACCAATTACGGGCAATGGAGTTCGACACCGTTAACAAACAATGAAGTCGGCGTTTATGTAATTACTATAAATGCGGCAAATACGCAGGGCAAAGTTTACAAAAATGGAGTGGATGTCACAACCACTCAAACAAATGTTGGCGTATTAAGTACAGCATCTTTACCACTTCTAATAGTAGCCGCAGCCAATGTTGGTGGAGGCGATCACCTTGACGGTGGAGTTTATCTTGCCGTTGCGTTTAACAAAGTCCTTAGCCCGTCAGAAGTTAGCGCGTTATCTAGAAATCCTTGGCAGATATTTCAGCAAAACCCCGCCAAGTCATCATTAGTACTAAACGCAACAGCGGCGGCTATTGGAGATGCGTTCCAAGCGAATGCGTTCCAGACTAATGCGTTTCAAACTACCGCAACAACAGGAATTACCGCTACTCTAGCGGCCACGTTAGACAGCGTAACCGTAGCCTCGACAGGTACGGTAGGTCATCCAGCCGCTTTAATTGCCACGCTTGATAGCGTTACTGTAGCCGCCAGCGCCACCGCAGGCCACCCCACCAGCCTAGCCGTCACGCTAGACAGCGTAACCGTAGCCGCCAGCGCCACCGCAGGCCACCCCACCAGCCTAGCCGTCACGCTAGACAGCGTAACCGTAGCCGCCAGCGCCACCGCAGGCCACCCCACCAGCCTAGCCGTTACGCTGGACAGCGTAACCGTTGCAGTATCTGCTACCGCAGGCCACCCCGCGACGTTGACAGCAACGCTTGATAGCATTGCTTTTGCTGCGGCGGCAACAACGACCAGCGGCATTACCGCTACGATGGCGGTCACGCTTGACAGCGTAGCGTTTGCGTCTAGTTCTACCGTTGGGCACCCTACTACTCTAGCGGTTACGCTAGACAGCGTTGCGGCCTCTTTTGCCGCAACAACGGGTCATTCTGCCAACCTAGCCGTTACGCTTGATACCGTAGCGGTTGCATCGGTTGCCACGGTCGGCCATCCGGCGACGCTGGCGATAACGCTAGACGACATTGTATTTGCCGCCGCAGCAACCACCGCTCACAGCATTACCGCCAACATCGCTTTTACGCTTGACGGCGTTTTGTACAATAGTGCTATAGTATCTGGGCATAGCGCCACGATTGCCTTTGCACTTGACGACATCAGCGTCAACATCACGGCGGTCAATTCCAACCCCGGCCCGATCACAGGGTACGTTGAAACGCTGCTCGTTTTGAGAACATTTACCGATAGAAAGAGGTTCTGAATGTCGATCAATCTTAAAGCAATTACGACCCGTCTGGGTTACCAGCAGATCACCGCGCTGACAGCATCTACTGCTCTTACGGTGCCTATCATGGACGTTAACGGTCTGTCGTGCCGTCCTGCTATTGCCATCATCACGCCAGAAACGCAAGCCGTGCGATGGCGCGACGACGGCGTGGCACCTACCGCAAGCGTCGGTATGCCCTTGGCGGCTGGCGTTTCGTTGCAGTATGATGGTGACATCACGCAGATTCGCTTTATCGAGCAATCTGCAAGTGCCAAACTTAACGTGACGTACTACGCATGAACATCTCAAACGATACCCCAAGCATGGACTATCTGGCGTATTTTACGAAGCAGATGCCCAAAGACCTTGCGGCTATGGCCGCGCTGCGTGACGAACTGGCTGTTCGTCAAGGCGCGTTGTCGGCGGCTGAAGATACGGTCAAATTGAAGGCTGATGCCGTAATAGCATTGGCATCAGCAAACGAGGAAGCGGCTGCGTTGCGGTCTAAAGCGGCGGCATATGTTTTGGAGACCAAGGCACAAAAGTCTGCTGCTGACAAGCGCGACAAAGAACAAGCCGTTCGCGAAAGCGAATTTGCGGTTAGTTTTGACGCCCGCGACAAAGCACTTGCATTGCGTGAAACGCAACTCGCAGCCAATCTTGCCGCCGTAGAAGTTAGAGATTCTGCGTTGTTTGCCGCACTAGCCAAGTTGGACGCTGATCGTGCTGTACTCGATAGCCGCGTCAAAGCGTTCCAAGACAAGGTAGCATCTATTTCCGTTTAACCGTACTGGCCCGTTGACCAGGGAATCTTAGGATTCACAAATGTCTGAAGAAGTTGAAGTATTTGTACCAGCGGAAATACCCGCGCCAGAGCAGGTTGCCACGGCAGCGCCTGAGACTGAAGTAGAAACGCCGGAAGTCAAGTCATTCTCGCAAGAGGAACTTGATGCCGCCATCGGCAAAAGGTTGGCAAGAGAGCAGCGTAAGTGGGAAAGAGAGCGTCAGGTTGCACCGTCCGTTTCGACGGCCCCGGTTCCTACTGTTGACCAGTTTGAGTCTGTTGAAGCATATGCTGATGCGTTGGCATTGCGTAAGGCCGAACAACTGGTTGAGCAGCGGGAACAACGGAAGCAACAATCTGAGGCTCTGGAAACCTATCACGACAAAGAGGAAGACGCGCGGGGTAAGTACGATGACTTTGAACAAGTCGCGTACAACCCTAACCTCCGAATCACAGATGTGATGGCACAAACGATCCAGGCGTCAGATATTGGGCCTGATGTAGCCTACTTCTTGGGGTCAAACCCAAAAGAGGCGGATCGCATTTCCCGTTTGGCTCCGCTCATGCAAGCCCGTGAAATTGGCAAATTGGAGGCAAAACTTGCTTCTGACCCGCCAACGAAAAAAGTCTCAAGTGCCCCTACCCCGATCACACCGATCAAGGGTAAAGGTACTGCTCCCGCGACCTATGACACGACTGATCCAAGATCAATCAAGTCTATGAGTACATCTGATTGGATTGCTGCTGAACGTCAGCGGCAGATCAAGAAGATGGAAGCATCCAACAAGTTCCGCTAACTTCTAAGGAAATGTAATGAGTAACTCGATTCTCACAATCGACATGATTACCCGCAAGGCACTTGAAATCCTTGAGAATAATCTTGTCCTGACCCGTAACGTCAACCGCCAGTACGACGACTCGTTCGCCGTTGAAGGTGCGAAGATCGGCTCTACGCTGCGTATTCGTCTGCCCGACCGTGCGCTGGTTACTGACGGTGCCGCCCTGCAAGTCCAAGACGACAACGAACAGTACACCACGCTGTCGGTGTCCTCGCAAAAGCACATTGGCGTCAATTTCACCAGCGCCGAACTGACGATGCAGTTGGACGACTTTGCAGACCGTGTGCTGAAGCCGCGTATCTCGCAGTTGGCTGCGTCCATTGACAACGATGTGGCTAACGCCTACAAGTCGATCTACTCGTCGGTCGGCACCCCCGGCACCACCCCCGGCACTTCGTTGGTCATGCTGCAAGCGCAGCAAAAGATGAACGAATATGCTGCCATGACGAACAACCGTTACCTGACGGTGAACCCTGCTGCCAACGCGCAGTTGGTCGAAGGCATGAAGGGTTTCTTCAACCCTACCAGCACGATTAGCAAGCAGTTTGCTTCGGGCATGATGGGCACGGGCGTTCTGGGCTACGACGAAGTGAATATGTCGCAGTCCATTGTGAACCACACCACAGGTAACTTCCCTGCGGCCCCTATCGTTGCAACTACCGTTGCCGCGCAAGGTCAAGCCACGTTGGACATCAGTTTTACCAGCGGCACCAAAACCGTTCTTAAGGGCGATGTGTTCACGGTTGCTGGCGTCTATAGCGTCAACCCACAGACCCGTCAATCGACCGGCTCGTTGCAGCAGTTCGTTGTTACCGCTGATGCCAGCGTGACCAGCGGCACGACTATGACGCTGAACATTGCGCCTGCAATGTATACGTCTAGCAGCGCTTTGGCGACCATTGATGCGTTCCCAGTTGCCACCAGCGGCGCGATTACCTTCCTTGGTGCCGCATCTACGCAATACGCGCAAAATCTGGCCTACCAAAAGGATGCCATTACGTTTGCCACGGCTGACCTGTTGCTGCCTCAAGGTGTGGACATGGCTTCGCGTCAAGTCCATAACGGTATCTCGATGCGTATTGTTCGTCAGTACGACATCAACAACGACCGTATGCCTTGCCGTATCGACGTTCTGTACGGCTACAACGTCATTCGCGCACCTATGGCTGTGCGGATGTGGGGCTAAATTGAACGCCCCTTCGGGGGCGTTTTGTAACTCTTTTTAAGGAAATTATCATGGCACTCCCTTCAGTTGGTGGCGGTTCGCAAATTGGCGACGGCAACCTCAATGAAATTAAACTCGGCGCTCTTTCGGCACCACAAACGGCTACGGCTACGGCTACTTTGACGGTGGCCCAAACCACCGGCGGCATTTTGGTCGGCAACCCGTCCACTACCGCAGCAACCTACACGTTTCCAACGGCTGCGTTGTTGGATGCTGGTCTTAGCAACGTCAAGATCGGCAGCACGTTTGAGTTGACCATCATTAACTTGGGCACCTCAACGGGCCTGATTACTGTGGCTGGTGGCACGGGCGTCACCGCTGTTGGCAATCTGGTAATTGGTATCACCGGCAGCGTGGCGGGTGTTGGTGCAGCGGCGCAGTTTGTGTTCCGCAAGACCGGCGACGGCGCGTACTCGGTGTACCGTACTGCCTAATGAACGGGGGGCTTTGGCCCCCCATTCTCTATGGTCATTTACCTGCGACATGAGAAGCACGGCACCAAGGTCGCCATAAGCGAAACTGAGGCCGTTGCTGATGAAAAAAATGGATGGGTGCGGTACACTCTGGGCGAGGTAGTCCCTCCACCAGTTAACCGGCTACGAAGGCGAAAAGAATGACGACTGCTGCGGATCAGATCAATGGCGCACTTCGTTTAATCGGCCAACTGGCCGAGGGTGAAATTCCTTCGTTGGAAACGTATCAAGACAGCCTGACTGCTTTGAATCAGATGATTGATTCATGGAGTACCGAGCGGTTGTCGGTGTTCTCGACGCAAGATCAGGTATTCACTTGGGCACCCGGAGTTCTTCACCAAACACTTGGGCCTACCGGCACGTTTGTCGGCAACCGCCCCGTGTTGCTGGATGACTCGACGTTTTTTAAAGACCCGACAAACGGCGTTTCGTTTGGCATCAAGATAATCAACCAGCAGCAGTACAACGGTATTGCTGTCAAAACGGTTACGTCCACTTATCCGCAAGTCATATGGATCAACACGGACTACGAGAACATTGATATGTACGTTTATCCGGTGCCAACAAAGGCGCTGGAATGGCACTTTGTGTCGGTGACAGAATTGACCCAACCTGCGTTGTTGTCTACAACGTTGTCGTTTCCGCCAGGTTATTTGCGGGCGTTTCGGTACAGTTTGGCGGTAGAGTTGGCGGCTGAGTTTGGCGTTGAACCTTCGCCTACGGTAGCGCGGATTGCTATGGCATCCAAACGCAATCTCAAGCGCATCAACAACCCTGACGACATTATGAGTCTGCCGTACAGCATCGTTGGCACCCGCCAGCGGTTCAACATCTTTGCAGGTAACTACTGATGAAGTCGCCTATTCTTGGCGGCTCATATGTAGCAAGATCGACCAATGCGGCAGACGCCCGCATGGTCAACTTGTATGCCGAGGCAACAGCAGAGGGGGGCAAGGAAGCAGGTTTCTTGTCCCGCTGCCCCGGTTTAAGTGCGCGTATTACGGTAGGCGATGGCCCAATTCGAGGGCTGTGGACGTATGGCGGCAATGGTTATGTCGTATCTGGTCTGGAACTGTACAAGATTGCACCCGACTACACCAGCACGCTGTTAGGGTCTGTAACGGGCACCGGCCCCGTGTCAATGACCGACAACGGCACGCAACTGTTTGTTGCCTGCAACGGCCCCGGATTTATCTACAACGCCAACACCAACGTGTTTTCGGTTATTGGCGACCCCGATTTTGCTGGGGCGGTGAACGTTGGATTTATTGACGGGTACTTTGTTTTTACGCAGCCTAACAGCCAGATTTTTTGGGTGACCACGCTGTACGATGGCACTTCGGTTGACCCGTTGGATTTTGCGTCGGCTGAAGGTTCTCCAGACGGCATCGTGTCAATGATCGTGGATCACCGCGAAGTTTGGATGTTGGGCACCAACTCGGTTGAGGTTTGGTACGACGCAGGCAACACCGACTTTCCGCTGGCGCGTATTCAAGGCGCGTACAACGAGGTTGGTTGCGCTGCTACGTTCTCTGTAGCCAAACTCGACAACGGCATCTTTTGGCTCGGTTCTGATGCCCGTGGCAATGGCATTGTGTACCGTTCCAAAGGTTACGCTGCGGTGCGTATTTCCACCAGCGCTATTGAGTATGCGATTCAAAATTACGCAACTATTTCAGATGCAATTGCGTACACCTATCAAGAACAAGGGCACACGTTTTACGTTCTGACATTTCCATCTGCTGATGCAACGTGGGCGTATGACGCCTCAACCGATTTGTGGCATGAGCGTGCTGGCTGGGGGCCAAATGGGTTTATGCGGCACCGTTCTAATTGCCAAATGAATTTTGGCAACGAGATTATCGTTGGCGATTTTGAAACCGGCAAATTGTACGCGCTTGATTTGCACAATTACACCGACGATGGCGTGATCCAAAAATGGTTGCGTTCATGGCGTGCTATTCCTACGGGTCAGAACGATCTTAAACGTACCGCGCAGCACAGCCTGCAATTGGACATGGAAGTGGGTGCGTATAACGATTTGGTGGACTTTGTGCCGCCAGCACCTGTTGGCGGGATGGTGTTGCGTTATTTCACCACAGAAGCCGCAAGCATCATTGAATTTACTTTGAATGGCGGTTCTGCTCCGTTAAACGCGACCGTGGATTGGGGTGACGGGGCTGTCGATACATTTACCGCAGATGGAACGTACAGCCACGAAAATATGGTTGGCGGTGAAGTTTTGGTAACTATTACTGGAACTTGCCCTCAGTTTATTTCGGGAACCGGATTTATTGCGCGACTTATAGAAATTGTGTCGTGGGATGATGCATTGGGCCTTGAGGTTGTAGATATTTCGGATAGCAATCCCGAAAACCCAGTTTTTGTAGGCGTCCCCGCAAATTTACCAACTACGCTTTGGCGGGTAAGTTTTTTTAATTGCTATGTGTTTAATGATGCTAATGTTGTATCTTGGGACACCAGCAATTTAACTAGCATGGGGAATATGTTTAATGGGGCTAATACATTTAATCAAGACATATCTGGATGGAACACATCCGCTGTCGGTATTATGTTTGGCATGTTTCAAAATGCCTTCTCATTTGACCAAAACATTGGCGCGTGGAATACATCTTCCGTTTACGATATGGGAAGTATGTTCAGCGGCGCAACGGCGTTTAACCAAGATATTAGTGGTTGGGACATGACACAGGTTGTGTATACAAATAATATGTTTGAGTTTGCTTCTGCGTTCAACCAACCAATTGGTGCTTGGACGTTTACAATGCTGGAAGACGCTTCGTATATGTTCTTGGACGCTACGGTGTTTAACCAAGATTTGAGTGGCTGGTGCGTAACCAACATTCCTTCGCTGCCTACGGACTTTGACACCGGCTCTGCGTTGACCGCCCCCCACCTTCCAGTTTGGGGCACTTGCCCCCCATAAATCATGCCATCTACGCCTGCTGATCCTGTGGTGCGCCTTCGCTGGTCTGATGACGGCGGGCACACTTGGTCGAATTACCATGAAAAATCTTGCGGCAAAATTGGCGAGACAGGCAAGCGTGTGATCTGGCGCAGGCTGGGCATGAC